TGTTGTGAATTGCTTTCAATTTGTATATTTACAGTGGTAACTCACAAGAAGAACCCCTATACCTTAAATACTTTACTCGTTGTGAATTGCTTTCAATTTGTATATTTACAGTGGTAACTCACAAGTAGAGAAAGAAAGTCCTTTTTATTGGTCTCGTTGTGAATTGCTTTCAATTTGTATATTTACAGTGGTAACTCACAAGTGCATCAGGTAAGGCATTAACGTTAAATCAGTTGTGAATTGCTTTCAATTTGTATATTTACAGTGGTAACTCACAAGGTCTCCACTGTAAATATTTGTTTGTCAAAAAGTTAACCCATAAACTAGAATTATAAATATTCAAGCTTTTAACTAAAACAATAGTTAAACTTTAGTTTTTTTTTATTCTACCGTGTCTTTATTTAAAATGAAAGATATTAATACTTTTGTTTAAAAACTCTAATACGTTTATTGATACGATGACTTAAAGTCATTGTATCAATAATAATAACTAGACTAAAACAACTGTAGTTGTTGTACAGGTTGCATTAATTCTTTTGCCTTCGTATTATGATATAATTCCATCATTCCAAATTGTTTGTCGGTTATTTCTAATATTCCAATATTACCATGTTCAGGAAGATGATACTTTACTCTTTTTACATGAACCTTTGCATTTTCTCTGCTAGGACAGTTTCGTAAATAAATAGAAAATTGAAACATTGTAAAACCATCTTTTAATAGTTCTTTTCTAAATCGAGCGGCTTGCTTTCGCTCTTTCTTTGTGTTGGTTGGTAAATCAAAAAATACGAGTACCCACATAATTCTATAAGCATTAAATCGTTCATTTCTATTCATTGTTCGATTACATTAATAAAGACGGATATTTAATTAACCGTATTTCTCCACTATAACACTTTACCAAAGAGGCTGTCGTTATGGTAACAGCTACCATCAAAGGTCTTATTCGACCTTCCATTTCTACGTCTTCTGTTGCTATTTGCAACAAATAGGCTTTTGCTTCTTTTGTTAATTCGTCTTGATTAGGATTATCTTCCAAATATTCATAAACCATTCTGTCTACATAAGGTCTGTATGGCTCCATAATATCATCTGCCAAACAATAAGGGTTGTACTTATTTCTATGAAAAATTCCTAAAACTGGCATTAAACCGCTACTTACCAAAGCTCTAGCAACAATTGCTCTAAGAATCGCATATCCATAATTCAAAAAATTGTTTGGCGCATCTCCAAATCGTTCTCTTGCAAAGTTTTCGAATAAATGTTTCCAATAATATTGAGCAGCTACTCCTTCGGAATTGCTTGTGTCTCCGCTCTTTATATTGTTCAAATAATTATTCAAATAAAGAAAAGGTTTCTTGTATTGCCTCAATACTGCTTGTTGATTTCTAATTTTTTGTTCGACTGTTTGTTTCCACAATTGTTTTTTTAATGGTTCGGAAGTTTCTATTTGCCATTTTACTCGTTCAGAATGCTCGGAATGACCATACAAAGGCAACATGATACCAAAAGGGAGGTGTTGTGCATCACAATTAATAATTATTGCATTGTTTCCTTGCAATTGCGTCATCAATAAATTACTTATAGTAATTTGATAATGGTCTAGTACTAAAATTGCAATATCCTCTATTGGAACAGTTCCTTTTACTTCCCCTTCTGGGGCTTGAACAACTAACTGTTGATTTTTTATTTTTAAATATGACGGGGAGCCAATATAAATAGTCCTTTTTATCATCTTTTTATTACTTTACTTGTGTGACTCATACGATGTCTTCAAGTCATCGTATGAGTAATACCAATCATTTCAGTATTAAATATTCTTCTGCTAATCTCTTGTCAATTAACGTACCTTTTCTTAGGCCAGCATAATCTAAAGCTGAAGAAAATTCATAATCTTCTGCTTTAATTACCAATTTTGCTTTTACAGGGTTTTGATGTATATAATGATAACAAACTTGAGGGTATTCTTTTTCAGGGGATGAAATTTTTAATTTTGTTCCATTTAGTTCATTTATAAATGAAGGTGTAATTTGATTGAGGCAATTAACGCACTCTGCTTTTGTGTGTGCTTTAAACAAAGAACCACTTCTATTTTCTTGTTTATTTATAGCTCTAGTATAGGAACGTAAAAGAATACCAATAGACTGGTTTAGTATCCGCTCTTTTTCGTTGATCAAAAGCTTTGAAGTTTTTACATATACCATTAAATGAAAATGGTTAGGCATTAGACACCAAGCTAAAACACTACAATGAGGAGTTATATATTGTTTTAATTTTCTTAAAAAATAAAGTTTATTTTCTCTATTAAAAAAAATTAATTGTCGGTTGTTACCTTGGTTGAACACGTGATAAATAAAATTATTTTCAAAATTCATATTATAGGGGGCTTAGTTAAGTTATTGATACGATGACTTGGAGTCATCGTATCAAGGAAAAACTATTCGTTTTCTCCAATTGGAAGTGTTTTATTAAGAGATGCATAGACAGGGTAAATTATGAGTGAGGGGGGCATTTCTTATTCAAGAATTCATGCGATGAATTGGAGTCATCGCATGAATCTTGTTTTATCTAATTACATTAAGAACATTACCTAATCTATCTAATTCTAATTTCCAGCAGCGAGTTTTAATCATTACAGGTTTACCATCTTTATCATCAAACACACAATCATCATTATAAAAGTTTTGAATGCGCTCACTCTTTGCATTTGTACCATTTTCATTTTTTTTTATTTCAACAGAAATTGTATTAGGAACAAAATGCAATTCAGCACCGGTACAACTCACCATTTTATAGATCCTTTCAACTTGCTCTTTATTTAAGTCATTAAAATCAACCAAATTAAAATTATCAATTTCCTCGTCTGTAGGAACAAAGACCAAATCATTTGGTGATAATGAGAATAATAATTTCCCTTTATTATTACCTACAGGAATTGAAGTTCGGTGTTCTTTAGGTATATTAGCCGTCTGTTTTTGATGCTCTATTACAACATTTAAAGGTATCGTTTCATAGGTTCTCTTTTTATCCTCCCCCTCATATATAGCAAAAAACAGATTGGTTCCTTTAGCCGCTTCAACGTACTTATCTTTTCGATTTCCCTCTTGCCCTACGGCAAATTTACTTCCAGCTTCATAAATTCTAACTTTATAAATCGGATTATGCTTTTTTCCGTTATTTAACTCTTTTATATTTTTATTTAATTCCTCTACTCCTTCTTGATTAAAAGCATTTTCAAAATCGCTATCTCCTTTTTCTGTTACATAACTCTTAAGGTGATTAATCAATATTTTCTGAATCCCTCCATCTGTTATTTTTTCTAAAACCTTTAGATTCTTCACTTCCGACAATGCTTTTCTTGTTGCCGTCGCTTTAGTAAAGACAGTAACTTTAGCTATTTTCTCTCCATTTATGGAGATAGGGTTCTTCTTTAAGTAAGCTTGCTTTTCTTTTACTGTTTTACCAACTAATTCATCTACTTTATTTCTGATATTTTTATCAACGATTAAATTAGAAACCTCTACAGCTTTACTTATTTGAACTATTTTACCTTCATCTATAAAAACTAGACCTGAAACAGTCTCTTTATGAAGAGCCTTTCGTATTGCCCAATTTTCACCCTTTGTTTGTTTTACCAACTTTTTATTATATTTTCCTTTTTCTTCTACCCATTGCCAGGTCTTATTATTTGTTTTATTTATAACTCTATTGTTAGATTTAAAACTAATTATAGTCTTATCCAAACTATCTTTGGCTTCTACTGCAAACTTGCTCCAAGGAGGTAGAAAATATTTTGTATAATCGCTGTTCTTATTTTTAATCAGTAGAGCATCCCTTAATCCGAAATTTTCTTTTTCTGAATTAAGAGAACTTAAATAATGCGTATGCTTTTTAGTGCAACAAGCTATAACAAGAGCATCTAATGCATGATGACGATGATCTATACGTTTTTTATTAAACCCTTTTGCTATATCATCGGGTACAGTTGGCACTTCAACTCCCTGCTCATTTAAATAAGTAAAATCTTTCGTTCTTGTCAATTCGTTTAAGCGTTTAAAACGAGGTATAATCAGTTCATTCCACTTATCATTTAGGCCCCAATCTTGCTTTAGTTTAGAAGTAATACTACCTGTAACAGGGATAAGATTTTTAGAAATAGCTTCTTTTTCGTCATCTTCTCTTACTATGTTACTCAACAGACTTTTTATTACCGAACTTATATACCTACTATCATTTAATTGTCTATTAATAAACCCTTCAGGAATATCTTCGCTTAATAAGTTTTTAAGTTTTGTTCTATTTTTCTTAAAGTATTGATTACAATGATTTTCATATGCCTCTAAAGAAAATAGCTGAACAGATTTCCCCTGCCCAAGAGAGACCATTTCTCCCGAATGTTTCTTTATAAATTCAGCTCCCGTTTTATTATCTTTTAAACGATTAACTTCGCTTTCACAAATAATTTTATTCCCCATAGAATTATCAAAATAACGAGACTGTGGTATAATATGCTCTATTTCATACTTTGTAGTAAATAATTCGCTTAAAGAAATAATTTTTCCAGTATAAGGCGAAATATACCCTTGTTCGAGCCACAGTTTATACTTTACTATTTCGGATGAAGTTGGAGCATTAGATTTTCTTATTTTACTTATGTCATCTTCATTTACCTTTAGGAAAGAAACTGCTGGATTTTGAAAGACTCCCTCTTCAAATATTTTTAAAATACTCTGTTGACTTGGAGAGTATGGATTTATATCACCTTCTATATTCCCATCATCTTTCAATTCTTTTAAAAGTCCTTTTATACGCTCATTTGTATTTTCATTATCAGAAATACGGCTTGTCATTTGTTTTCTTTTATCAGCCGAATTTTTCATTTCACGGCCCAACTCTACGTGAATTGAGTCGAAAAAATTCTCTTTACCTTCCCCATAAAACTTCCAAATATCTCTAACTGTCCTTAGTGTTTCTGTTACAATTTTTTCGACTATTGGGTTTCTTAAGCTATGTTGTTTAAATGTAGTATTTAAAAACACATCTATATCAGCTGATGTTCTCCATTTGTCAATAACTCCTGGCTCCGAATGTCTATTATATGTAGCATACGAAACTTGATAGGTATTTAAACCTGAAAACGGGTTCCTATCTTTAAATGGTATAAAACTTTTGATTAAACGAACAGGCACATCACTATCTGAGAGCCTTTCCAGTTCATTTTTTAAATCATCATCTTTTAAACTTAAATTAATATCATTTACGCGAGCCATAATTTGCTCTATTCTCGTTTTTATAGAGACTAAAACATCTGAATCAGAAAAGTATTTCCCTCTCCTCATTAACGGGAGCATCTTTTTGATTGCTTTTTCTGAAAAAGCTCCATAATCACTTCCAAAAGGAGGAAAACTTTTAAAACTTTCAACAAAGGAGTTATTGTCTAAATCATTTCTTAACGCAAAGTTATCTAATGCCCTTTCATATTCGACCTTATCGGTAACTGAATAAATAATATGCCACAATTTTAACTCCATTTCGTTAGTTAAAAACTCTTTTACACTTAAGTCTGACACTTTTTTTAGACGTGTTATAAACTGAGCTTTAGTCTCATTACATGGATATTTGTTATCTTCTACATAATTCCATCTATAATCTGACTTTTCTGTTTTTGATATTATTTTTTGATCTATGAAAAACTTTATCATCTGATCTTGGTTAATTTCTTTTCTCACATTCAAGAAATCAAATAACTCAACCCAAGCTTCTTCATCTTTCAACCATTCATTTGTTACTTCCTCCTCTACTAAGCCACCATCAGCATCTACCTTTTTATAAAACTTTAAATTCTTTAAAAACTGCCATAACCTAAATTCTTGAAACAAAGGGTGAGATTTAGAAATTGCTTTTAGAGGTTTAAATGTTAAATCTCCATCTTCGTTTTTTATATAATTACCCTCCTTATCCTTTAAAGGGTGCTTTTCGAACTGGCAACCAGAAATTAATGATTTTTTACTTTTTAAAGGTCGTTGATAAAAGATAATATCATCTAAAAACAAATAATCAAAACCTTTCGATTTTATATTATTTTTGTGTGCTTCATTTCTTCTATATAATTCGTTTAAACATTCTTTATATAAATCATTGTTTTCCAATTCCGAATGAAATTTTAACTGAGTTTTTAATATCTCTCTCAATTCGTTTTTATAAAACTTTCTTTCTATCGTCTTTATTAAACTCCCTCTTATTTTTTGATCAGGATTTTGCAATAAAACTTCATAAATATAAGTGCCAACAGTTTTATTATTTCCAGACTCCACGTAGTTTTCTATATCTTGTTCTGTTTTAGACTTTATAGCCAACCAATCCTTTGTAGAGTCAACTGACTTGTAAGACCTTTTTATATCTCCCGATTTTAATGTTGATTCAGTTACAATAAACTCTCTAGTTTTCCCTTCCCAATCTTCTTTCTTTGCTATAGGCTGAGAATAGGTCCATCCATTTTCAAAAATAACATCATATAAAACGATGTCTTTTCCTTTTATGGTTTGTTCAGAAACTACCAATTCTTTCACCTTTAGCACCTCAAATGTTTTGGACACTCCTTCTTTTTTCTCTTCTTCCTCTCCTCTTAACTGATAGTAACCTCTTTTTTGATTAAAATTAAGTAAAACCCACGACAGTTCCTCCTTAGATATTTTTTCTGTTAGTGCTTTCTTTCTTAAATAATATAGTGTCCAATCGTATGCTATTTTTGTTTCTTCTCCGTTTTCTTTTTCATAAAACAAATCGGGTTGATTAAGCCTGAAATCCTTTAGCATTTCGTTGTAAGAGTCTATAAATAAGAACTTATAGTTCCCTTCATTTTCTTTTATAATCGCAAAATCGAAATGTGCAAATTTATAAATCGAAATGTACACAAAAATAATTATTTACCATTACCTTTGTACTACGACAATTATAATTCTTTCTAGAACTTCAACGTAATGACATTTACCAAGGTAGGGTTACCTTTGGGTAGCATTTGTTGGAGTTCTAGAATTATAACAGATTGTCGCAACCTACCTTGGTTACTTTAGATCAAAGTTCGCTGTCATTACTTCAATCTTAGTTTTCTTAGTCTTACCCTTGTTATTGATAGACACGTTCTGTTTTACGCTTGTTTGATGCCATCCATTAGCTCTTGTGTACTCTTTTAGTATATCGCTAGGATAACTGCTTAAAATGAACTTTCCTTCAATTTTAGATAATGTTTTCAATAACACTTCAAAGTCATCTATTGAATAACCATCATAATGTCCACAATCAGAGTTAAAGTATGGTGGGTCGCAATAAAAGAACGAATCTATGTTATCCCTTGAGTTTATTATTCTAATAGCGTCTGTGCACTCTATTTGAACATTCTGTAAGCGAATAGCTAAATCCTCAGTAAAAGATTCCCTTTTATTATTAATTTTCTTTGATGTAGTTGGTCTCTTCTTATCGTAACCCCAAGATCCATCTAACATAGAAGCAAAGCTTTGAGCTGATAAAACCCAAGGAGCCCAAGCTCTTTCAATTGTTGTAAACATGTGAGGATTGCTATTGATAACTACAGCATCACTATGAATAGATCTAGAGTGTAATGATATTCTTATCATTTTCTCTAGATCTACAAAGTTGTTCTGAACTTGCTCATAGAAATTTATTAACTCTCTATTGGTATCGTTAATTACTTCAACATTACTTCTTTGCTTTGCCCAAAATATAGCACCACCCCCGACAAAAGGTTCAGCATACAAATTATGTTCAGGGAACAATGGTAATATCTTTTTTATTAAATTTTGCTTACCTCCATAGTAGGTAATTGGTGTTTTCAGTTTGTTTGCGACAACTGATAATTCTTGTTTTTCCATTTGTTGTTTAATTTATGTTTAATTAGTGTTCAAAACCTTTTTAAAGGTAATCGAATATTATTTTAACAGCATTTGCCTCTAGAAAATCCCTTGATGCGCTGCTTGACACACTACTAGAACTATCTGTAATAGTTATATTTGTAGAATCAAAAGAATAACTAAAATTTTCAAACAAATATGCCCCTATAAAAGGAACTAATAAAGAACTAGAAAGATCCCAAATCATAACCGACATACCTTGGGTATTAAATTCAGTTAGAGGCAAATTATGAGGGATTATACTCTCCCATCTGTTTAGAGATGAATTCCATGAAAAAGCAGGAGGCGTTGCATTAATATAACTTCTCTTTATTTGATCAACCAAACCAAACTCTGTTTTTAAGGTTTCTTTTAATTGCTTAATGTTCTTTAATCTAACATCTTCCCCCATAGCTGGTAAATAGGGTTCTAATTTGAATTGCCTGATTTCATGAGGCTTAAAGCTTGCTCCAGCTTGTGTTATCTTAACAACCGAGTTATCAACATAGTTATCTGCAATTATTCCATAGCTATTACTTAAAACGTCTAAATCTAATCCGCCAGTTTCAGGAAGATAACCGATCTCTCCATTGACTACCACCCAGCCAGCATTTAAAACGTCATCTCCATTAATATCAGTTCCTCCATAGTCACAACCAGTAAGTATTGCAAAACTTGAAAGAGCTTGAATTATCTGATGTATTCCAGTTCTATAAATATCGTCTAAAAATCTAAAATCATCTAATTCAACTGGATAGCCTCCGTTAACATTTGTGTCTAAATTATTCATTTGTTTATTTTTAAAAAGTTTCTATTGTGTATTTCTTGCCTGCTATTTTATAATAATCAATTTGAGTTCTTAACACCGATTCATTAAATGTAACTCCAATGGGAATTTTTATTATAAAATCAATATTATCAACCGCCTCGCTATTATTATATATGTAAACAGGAACATTTTCAGCAGCATTATACACCATTAACGTAGGTAGTAATTCAGCTTGATTATATATGTAGCTGTAATCTATGTTAGCAGTATCTTCTATATAAATTCTCCTTAGAGTATTATCATATAAATCATTTAAGTAGTGTTCTAAATAAATAACCTGCCCATTAAATATTAACTTGTAATTAGTAGTTGCCTTGTATTGATCAAACAATATATTCACAGCCTTTAATGGATGAAGAATCAAATATAGAAACGCTAATATTTTATTCTTTTTTTTAGAAAGAGGCACTAATTTATCTGTAGAAGAATTAAAGTCTATTGACATTATTGATAAGTTATAGTTGTTGAAATAGGATTAGCAATCGAAGTCTTTAAATGACCAGCATTAGGCTTATAGTAGTTGTTTAAAACTGTTTGGTAGGGCAATACTCCATAACGTGCTGAAGCTTTATTAAATAGAGGATCAATAACTCCTTCAATTTTTTGTATATCATCAGTTAATTTTGTAAAATTCAAAACTCCATCAAAAGGTAGGTTTTGAATGTAAGCATTGACAACATCAACAATTGGATAAGTACCTGGAGAAATTAAAGATTCTCCTGATGTTGATATAACTTGCTGATTTACTGTTATAGTGTAGTAAATAGCTATTTCGTCAGCTATAGAACTAATAATAGCGATGTTTGTGCCTGCAAATTTTATCTTATTTATGTAATTATTAAATGCTGTTAGTTCTGTGCCTGTTAATGGTTCAGGGATTCCTCCTCCATCTAATTTAGCTACTTTTATTCTTAATTGTGATCCCACTTCAGATACTGAAGCTCTTTCGACGATTTGAATTGACTGATTAAGTGTAGCGTATTGATATTTATCATCAATAAAGTTCAATGAATCTCCGTATTGAAACAATAATGATTGTTTCCAATACCACCTAGTATTGCCTGTAACAGCATCTTTTACCTTTTCATCCACTTCTAATTTATATGCATCAAAAATTTGCTCGTGAACCCAAATAGCAACAGAGATAAGATATATATATAACCTCCACAAAGCTACTTTACTTGTGCTTGTAAGATCGGCTAATAGAGTTTGTCCAGAATCTATTGCAGGTTGTAATTCATTCAACTCTGACATTGTTTGCTTCTCTGTTATTATTGAGTCGTATATTGCTATTATTGTTCTTGACATTTTATTGTTTAATTAGACTGGTTTTATAAATTTATTTACCCATTCAGTATATTCTAACGGTTCTGTATCAAACCAATTCCATCCACCTACCTCTGTTTTATTGTCAGCATTTAACTGTTGTCCATTTGGTAAGTTAATTATTGAGCCAACTAACCAATTATTATTTTCTTTTTTATAAAACATATCAATTTTTAATAAGCTGTTATCCAATTTTTGGAAGAAGCCAAAGCATTAACACTTGTGTAACTTGTTACTTCTTGCATTAAGATAGATTGAGAAGTCCCTCCTGTTAAATCAGCAAGACTATTAACAAAATCTAACAATGCTAGCTCACTCATACTAATACAAAATCTTATATCAACATTAACACTTAATTCATTGCATATTAGTCTTCGAGCATTTTTACAATTATAAAAAGCTGTATTAGCATTAGTTACACCACTACAATCACTTATTTCATATCCCCAGTCAAAAGTTCTATTTTGGGCAAAATTTTGAATATTTACCAAAGCATTAGTTGTATTAACCTTTACTATTTGTTGTGGTCTATAAGTTGAATTATAAAACATATACCCCAAATATATTATACTAGGTAGATTAAATTCATTTATAGGAGAAAACGCTCTCCTAAACAATTGATTGACTGTAGTTACTAGACTTGTGTCTGGAAAATTTGTAATATACTCCAAGCTAAACATTGCTTGAAACATTTTAGTCATGTTTTTAATAGTACTTATATCGTTAAATTGTACGTGTTTTATATTGGCAAAAGACATTGCCCTAATATCTCCAAAATCAGGAGTTGACCAAGGGACGAAAGAATTATCATGATGTGGCATATTAACCACCATTTCAACAAAATTGGTAGTTCGATAATTTGTATTTCCAGCTTCTGAATTATGAAAATTAATTGTCGTTAAATGTTCTCCTGATTGTGGTCTTATCTTAACCCAACACCATTTAACTCCATTTTTATATACTCCATAATCATTTGAATTTACTATATAACTTCTATATGTAGCTGATGGTAAATTTGCATCTATTAGAGTGTCGTCTATCCATATTTCGCAATTTCCTATAGCTGTAACAGAAAAAAAGTTGTCAATATCATAATCTCCTTCTAACCTTAATAAAAAACTAACCTCTTCCTCTTCAGGTGTTGGTTGATCTGGCCAAGAAGCTGGGCGACTCCATTCAACTATTGGATTTGGTGTAGCTATTATATTCTCCATAGATGGAACACTAGTTGTTGTACCATCACTATCAGTAAAATTAATATTTGGCAATTCTAAATATCCACCAACAGGAACAGTTGTATAATAGCTATTTGTTGTGTTATGAACAACTACAACTGATGAATTACTAGACTCTGAATTAGTTGCAAAAGAATAACTTCCTGAAAAGGATTTAATGTTTAGTGAATTATAATAATCAACTACTTTTTTGTTTAAAGGAGCTCTTTGTGGAATTAAAATAATATCTCCAGCAACTAATGAACTATTAATATTCAAAGTTGGATTTACTTCTAAAATAAAAAAAACACCCTCAATACTTCCATATTCTTGAAGAGATAGATCAAATAAACTTTGGTTTGCTTCTATGTATATATTCTTATTCATCTTTATCCGCTTTTACATTTACAACACCATCTTCTTTGACGTTTATAAAAATATTTTTAAAACCATCACTTTCTAACTGTAGCTTTATTTCCTTTTCTAATGAAACACGCACTTTAGAAGATAGAGGAGCATTTAAAAAATTAGATATTCCAACACCTATCATAGGGAATTGTTTAAACTCTCCTTTTTGCGCCAAAAGAATACTCTCTATGTGCCCAAGATTATTATTATCAACTTTAAAATCTCCTGTTGAAAAATCTAAATCACCATTTTGATCTAACATAAAATCCATACTAATGTTTTATTTTAGGGTTTTCTATATTTGAAAAATTACCAACCTGTTTTCCTGCTAATGCAGCTTTAAGAGCAACTTGCAATGAAGATGGTGTTGTTACTGCAGAAGTCGGAATTGGCGAGCCATTTATTATAGATAAAATTGACGTTAATATTTTATTATTTTTGTTAAGTTCTTTTACTAATTCAGGCTGTTTAACAAGCCCTTTATTTTCCCCTCCATTAAATATTACTTCTTTAGCTTCAATATCTAATTTACCTTCGCTGTTTAAATAGAGTTTAAACTTTGTTTTATTGGTGATTAAAATACTTTCAAATTCTGTTATTTGAATAATAAAAGTATCTGCTTTATTATTTTCTATTATTCCAAAATGAACAACAGAACCAATTGCTGGGTAAACAACCAACTTTGTATCTGTTTGCTTTATAACTGCTTTTAGACGAACATCTAAATAATCAGCTCCACCTCTTAATGGCTCAACATCGCAAGTGTCCTGGTCTTTGTTTACAGAAACAACTTTCCCTCTAATAACAGTAGTAGGAATCATTGGTTTTACCAATCGTTGTATTGCTTTAGCTACTTCGCTCATCTCTTGGCTAATTTTCCTAATTCTAAAACTCTTCTATACCCTATGCCAACACCAACTCTTGTCGTGACACTATCAATATCATAACTAGCGTTATGCTCAGGATATAGTTCGTCTTCCAATTCAGCAACATCTCCATGCTGAGCAAATGGATCTCCATAAGCTTCAAAAGTTCCTGATAATCCAGTTGACTTTAAATCATCAAAAGATTGTGCTGCTTCATACTTTAACTCTTCTTTTGTAAGGTTAAAGAACGTTAGTGTTCTAATCGCTCCTTCGTCATCTCCTAATTCAATTGTTTCTCTTGTATTGTCAGGAGAAATACTAGTGGCTTTTAGTTTTATTTTATGATCATCTTTATTATGATATTTTAAATTGTTTTTACCCTCTACAGTATTTCTTTGAAAGTGATATTTAACCGTATTATATTCTGTTAAAGGAGTGGCAAATCCAACGTGTAAAACATCATTTCGAAAGTAGGACTTAATTCCTATTCCTTGTAATTCGTTTAAAACAGTTGAGGCATTTACATCTGAAATTCTAAACGCACCAATGCTTCTATCGTTAACTTTATTTTCATAATCAGGAGCTATAAAACTCACTAATTCCTGTAAACTAACTTTTCTCCAGCTTTTATTTATTTTAGAAGTTTGTTTTAACTGCCACATACTATCTTCACATTCAATAATTAATGGAATACCTGTAGTAAATGAACTTACAAAACCTGTAAATTCAACATTCAGCTGATCATTATAACCAGCCATTATCAATACTTTATCACCTCTTTTAATAATGTCTTGAATTGGTTTTTTAACCTGGTCTTTTTCAATCATTATTTTTTTTGGAAGCGATATTTTAGCAGTATCCGTCAATGTTTTCCAAGAAGACTTAATTTCAATTTGAGAGCAGAAATCAAAAGATAAACTCCCTATTTCGATATAGACACTGACCTTTTTCATAATGATAATTCAATAGGCTCGTCGGAAAAACAGCTAATAACATAAGGTTGAACATTAGTCATAGGACTAGGTCGATACTGAATATTACTAACAACTATATTATGAACGCCTAATAGATTTAATAAACGACTCTCTACCTCTAATTCTTGATCTATAACAATAACATTATTTAATTCTGCTATTTTATTATAAGGCAAATCTTCACCATCATGATTAACCAGCAAACCTTTTATTTGTATAATATAATCCCCATCATTAATATACTCTTTTACGGTGCCTTTGCGTTTCTGAACATGTGATAGGACTATGTTTTTGCTCATATTAATAGTCATTAAAGGAGCATCTTCAAAGTCTAATACTTGCGTTGAGTTTGGGATCTTTATACTTAAAGTCTCAAAAATTGCCGTTCCAAATATAGAAGTCGCTGATTGCTCAGCGACTTCTATTGTTTCTAATCCTCCAGCAAACTTTAATTCAGGATTAACAGTACCTTCTGTTTTGGCAACAAAACCTTTGATGCCGAACACTTCCTGTGTTAATTGTGATACGTTAATGTTAAAGTCAGCCATTAGATTCTCTCTTGTTGTTTCTGTTTGTGTAACCATTTTGCCTGCGCCCACTTTCTTTTAAATATGGCACCTGATAGCTCTTCAGGGAATGGTATGTGCAAGTAATAGCTTATAAGAGCTGATGCATGTTCGATGCCCGTCTCGCTTTCTTTATCAGAGAGACGAACATCGTTTAATGCTTTTTTACCTCTCCAGCTAAGATTTCAATCGAATGAAAAGCTTGAATTCCTCCAGATAAACGAACTTTAGTATTCGTTTTAAACTCTTGATCACCATCAATCCAAAGATTATCTATGATGTAGTTATTTCTTTCCAAAGGAGTGTCATTCATGGTAGAGATTGCAGACAGAACAGAAATGTTTTCATAAGGATCCTTCAAGAAACATCTTACTTTGTTTTTCTTTTCTTTATCTAAAAATACACTTACTTCAATTACCTCTCCATGCGCTTTTCTCCAAGCTTCTATTTGAGTTTTAGTAGCTGGAAACCCAGCTGAAACTAATCCAGCTTTATCTTCTTTATGTTCTTCTTTTTTAGCCATTTTCTTAACCTTTATAATTAATATCTCCGATTGCTAATTCAATTTGTTTTTCAACATCTGTAGTGTCTGTATTCACGTCTACACCTCTGTTTTTAAATTCACAATACAATAATTTATGAACTGTATGAACTCCGTTATTATTCCAAGCTACCATAATAGGAAAAGGCTTAATATCCATTAAATCTTTTCCTGCTGGTAGAGCTTTTTCAATTGCTTGAATTAACGACTCTTTTAATGTTACAGATCCTGAGTATGATTTCTTACCCCTACCTCTAGAGATAGGCTTAACACCCGCTCCATAGTTCTCTGTTTTTTCTTGAGCTGACTCATAGTTAATGGCTGAAACTCCTATCCAATCTCTATTTAGAGCGTGAATAGTTATTTGCCCATAAGAGTATGATTCACCATTGATCATTGATGTGTTATTTGCCATTTTACTATTTATATTTGTTTGGCTAAGCCAAGTTGAATTTCAATTTCTCTTCCTGTTGCAATAGAAACTATTTTAATTATTACAACTACTTTTCCAGTGTTTAATACGTCTTGATCTGTATCAACATAAGCACTCAATCCTGAAACTTCACTTTGTTGTAACATTATCGACAAACCATCTTCAGCATCTTGCTCAAAAGATTTAGCAACTCCAATATCCATTTGACCAGATGTAGCATCTAATTTTATTGGAGAGTTAATTCTGTCGAATAAAGCATCGTATGTTAATCGAATAGCTTTCTGAATGACTCTTTGTTCTTGTCCCCATGCATAATCGCTTGTTAGAACTTGACAAGTAGGAAAAGCATCAAAGTATGTTCCTGTTTGACCCACATAATTATGAGCGAAAATATAACCTTTGTCAGTCAATGCTTGAAAGTTAGCTTCTAAACTAGAAGCCTTAACTCCTGAACTTAAATAAGGATCCAAATACAACCCATTTTCACGATCAGATAAATCAAACTTACCAGTCCAACCAATACTTTCATTAACCAAAGCTGAACTTATAATTCCTAACGTTGCTCCGACTGCTGCATAACCTGCATGAATAGCATGTGTATCTGCAATTACTTTATCTGCAAGAATGGTAACATGTACATTTTCAGCATCAAGTGTTCTAAGATCAGTTGCAGTTGCTACAGTCCCATTAAAGCTTCTACCCTCAAGCAATATCTGTAATGGACGTTTATAACTTAACTCTGATTCTGCTAACGCTTGAGCTTTTGGAATTGCAGCTATAACATCAGAATCTAAACCTCCAGCTAATGTTTCTGTGTAAGTTGTTAATGGATTTAATACAACACTTGCTTGTCTAATGTCTCCACCAACATCTAGTGTTAATGTTTTTAAATGTGGTTTAGTAACATCACACATATCTGTCATTGAAGTGCCTTGAGCTGTTAATCTTATATAAAGCTCGCCATTTTTATTTTTACGAAAGAACTCTTGAATATGATGATAAACCAATACATTGTTAGTAGTATCGTAAGTAGAATCTATTCCTAGATTCTCGGCATCTTCTTTTCTTGATAACTTTGGAGATGTTGTATCTAAAGCTAAACCAGAAGCAGATACTCCTCCAAACATAATGGCACTAACCATATCTTTTGAAGTAGCTCTTCTTCCTAAGCCGTTTTGCCCTTTAACTATTATGATATTTCCCATGATTAATCTTCTTTTTTAGATTCAATGAAATCAATTAAAACCTGTTTTTTTGGTCTTGATTTACCATCATAACCTAAATCAACAGCAGATTTTATTAACTCTTCATAAGTTAAACTTTCATCTGAATCTTCATCTTTAGAGTCTTCTAAGACAGAACGATCAAACTCTTCAACCTCTTCAGCTTTTAATTTATTAGTAACCGAATAATTAACAGCTGCATTTTTAGAGACAAAGACCTTCTTATCTTCAGAGATAAAAACATTATTCATTCCTTTGTTGAATTTTAGAGCTTCAACCGCTGCATCTTTTTTTGACATAATTTTATTTATTTAAATGACTTTAAAATATGTATTAAACACTTTTTTAATAATTAACAGAACAATTGCAATTAGTACCAACCAAAGACTGGCTTTATACCACCAAGGCACATGTTTTGTTGTTTTTTCAATCACTTCTTTAGTGTGTGATTGTTTTGATAGTTCTTTAAGTTCTGTTTGTGTTGACAGAACTAACTTTTCTAAACTATCACACTTTGTTGTTACATTCAGAACACCCTTGTTACTTTCTATTCTAGAAGAAGCTCTACCTGATCTACAGATAATAACTGTATCTCTAGAAAAAAAAGATTTTGGATAAGATTGAGAAAAGCCTTCAGAAGGAATTCTTACAGTATCAATAGTCGTTCGCTCTATATAAACAATACTATCACTTGACGATATTGTTTCTTTTGTTTCCACTTGTTTTCTCGCCTTGCAAGAAAAGAGCATTGCCAACATTGATATGTAAATTATATACTTCATTTACTGTTAATTAACTTTTTTTCTAGATCGCTAATCCTATTTCTTAAATCTAAAATCTCATCACGCATTCCTTTTTCCTGATTTCGCTTTTCTTCGATTTCTTTTTTCAAATCCTCAGCGATTGATCTCCATATAGCAACAGCTTTATCAAGATTCTCTATTTCATTAGAGTCGGCATCTACTTTGTATTTTCTTCGAGCAAAAATATACGTTGAAAACGCTGATGCAAATCCAATTATAACCTCAGGCAAGTAGTCTCCGTAGCTCATGTTTAAACCCTAGTTTAGACTATGTTTTTTAAAATTACTTTCTCTACTGTATTACAAATGGCTAATGCTATACGTTGTCTAATTTTTGGATCCAATAACATTTTACACTCTTTATAATTGGTATGAAACATTGTCTCCACCAATATAGCGGGGCAAATGGTATCATTTATAATGGTGTACTTTGCTTCTTTATCAATGTCATTATCATCAAAGTCAGTCCGCTGTTTAATTTCAGGAAATAGACTCTTAAATTCTTCCATCCAAATAGTGGCTATTGTATCTGATTTTGTTTTACCAGGGGAGGTAAAGACTTCTGTGCCGTTAGCTGACTCTTTTCTAAAGCCGTTACTATGAACAGATATTAAAATAGCCTTCTTATTTTTGTTTAAATAGTGCTTATTGGCTGTATTAACTCTTTTATATAAAGCAACATCTTTATAATTTTCAGGTTCAACAGTAAAAACAGTATCAATACCTTTATTTAACAATAAAATTGACGCATGTTTAACAATGTCTCGATTCCCAACTCCTTCGTAATAGATAGTATCATCTTCCCAAAGTGGAGAACGATTACCATTCGTTACATAAGTATTTGTAATAGGATTAACTCCTCCATGTCCAGCATCTAAAATAACCGATATACTTTTACTGTCTGTTTTCATTAATTCTGTTTTTGCATGTCCTACAGATACAAATAGTACCATTGACATAATTAAGATTAGATTTTTCATTTTCTTGTTTTTCTTTTTGGTTTAACAATTACTTTTTAACCAAGGGATTAAAACTGAATTTTAATCCCTTGATATATTCTTTACTATTCTATTGGCTAATGATTGCTCCAATTGCTTCTGCTTTCTTAGGCATTACAATATCATACAATCTGTAACCCATAACACTATCACGTGTTGTTGGTCTATCTTCAGCCTTACCATAGTACATCTTCACCTGACCTTGAGCGGTAAACATTCTAGGAGCAAAAAACGCCACTGAAGATTCTTTATCCCCTACTACTGGTGCTGCACCCCAAGCTTGTTTAGTTCCTGCATTAAAAACAGGTGTATCAACAAATTCAAAGATGTCAAATCCTAATAAACGTCCTATCTTACCTTCTTTATTATCTAAAGAGTATTGCTTTTCAAATGTTTCATTTGTTTCCATCAACTCCTCAACGTGCTTAGGACACAAAACTAACCTTCTTCCTTTTTGTGGGATTTTAGCATCATCAAACTTACGTTTCATCTTACGAATATCAGCTATTGTTAACTTAGCAGCAGCTGTTGAAAAAACAGGAGTTTTAGCAGCATCAGAAGTTGGTGCAATAGAATGAATAGCCATTTTAGAAGTTCCTTCTTCCAATGTAGAAACATGTTGTTCATTAACACTTCTGATCTTTTCATAAGACAAAGACTTAATTTCATCATCAGTTACAGATGTATTAGTTGTTTCTACTTTATTTAATGAAATTGCAACATCACCATCTGTCCTTGTAGAGGTTGCAATTGGATAAACTGTATTGTTAATTAATATATCAGGATCTGCTCCTACATCTACAAGGTGAATCGTATTGTTTTCTGCTACTTTTCCTGAATAATTAGGTAACCCAGTTAAAAATGTAGCATCTTGTCTAAAAGCTTTTAATAATTCTCCTGTCCAAATTTCTGTTAATAAACCTGCCATTGTACTTTCTATTTTTTATGATTATATTCCGCTTCAACCAACTTTTGGTAATTAGCAGGTGATTTTTCTTTCATCTCATTTAAAGCTTCTCCGTCGTTCTTTAAATAATCTGTGATTGTCCATTTAGAACGATCTACTTGTTGACCATCTTCTGAACCTCGATTAATTAAATCCATAGGTTTAACAATTGGACTAATAGCATTTAAAGCTACTTTAGCTGAATCAAAATCTTTTGTTGCTAAATTCGCCCAGTTTTCTTTTTGATCTACAGCTATTCTTTTATCATCAACCGCATCATTTACTAGATCTTCAACTCTAGACTTTTCAATTGCAGCTAACTTATTCGCTAATGCTGTTTTCTCCTTATCTTCTTCAGGAGGTGTGCCTTTACCTTTCAATGCTTTAATTGCATTGTTAACATCTTCCTGAGAAGCGTTTTTAGGTAAACCAAGTTCTTTTAAAAGTTCTTCGTTCATCTTTATTTTGTTGTTTAAATTATTACTTATTTGAGTATCATAATACTGCCATAGATTATTGACAGATTCATCAATTGTATTGCTTGGAGCTTCAATTTTATTATCAACTATTTCATCAATTAAACCATATTCAAGGGCTTCTTTAGGACTTAACCAAACATCTTTGCCTTCTTGAAAAAAAGTGCTTTTAATTACTTCAAATGACATTCCAGTTTTACTAGCATATAATTGATAAAGATCTTCCTCCCAACTATCCATCATATCAGCTGAGTCTCTAAAATTCTTTGCAGAACCATAAGCTCCACCACTAATTTTATGCAACATCATTCTAGTTGCTTTGCCCATAACAACTTTATTTGCTGCCATACATATAAATGAGGCAGCTGAAGCAGCAATGCCTTCAATAATGATAGTTACAAAAGCATCAATAGATGCAATTATATTATAGATCGCTACCCCTTCAAGTACTGATCCACCACCACTATTCATTCTAATTGTTATATGGGAATTTGTCTTCGCTATCTCTCTTAACTTATTAGATAAATTTCTAGAACTACCCTCTCCATAAGACCAAATTTCACCATATAAACGAACCTCAGCCGATTTGTTTTTTAAGTTGATAATATTATAATAATTCTTTCGCATTTACACTTACTTTTTTTGTGTTTTGACAATGCAAATATTAGCTTAAAAAAAGAATTTAAAAAGCGTTTAAATAATTACAAAACAAGTAGTTACATCTAATTATATTAATAAAGCAGTTAACTATTTAACAATTATATAATGTGTTATATAGAAGTGATATTTGTATCATGAAAATCGCCCAAAAGAAAGAATTAGCGAAGGAGTTATTCTTAAATACTACGCTAACACAAAAAGAAATTGCTGAACGTGTAGGGGTAACAGCTAATACTATTAGTAAGTGGTGTATTCCTTGGAAAAAAATTAAAGCTGCTAAAACTTCAACACGTGACGAGATTGTTGCCAGGTACTTTAGAATGATAGACAATATTCTAAAAGGTGCTGAAGATGAAGACAGATGCATTACAGATGGAGAGGCTGATAAGATATCTAAACTCAATAAAGCAAAAGACTCTATTGATAAAGAGTTAAGCTTATCAATGTATATCCAAGTCTTTATTGAATACAATAGTTGGCTTATCAATTTAAACGCAGACTTAGCAAAAGATAATAATACGTTTCAAAATAAATTCATTAATGTAAAAGCGAGTGGAAAGTAAAAAGGATCAATTAAAAAATTGGCTGGAACATTCTTTAATGGTTCAGCAGGCGACTACACTAAAACTAGAGGAAACTTTAGTTGATGTAGAGCAACGTATTGAAAGATCTCAAAAGGACTATGCCTATTTTGTTGAATATTACTTCCCACACTACGCTAAATCTAAATCGGCAAAATTTCATGTAAAAGCCGCTAATAAGGTTCTGAAAACTAAAAATTTAAGAGCATTGTTTGAATGGGCTCGTGGACACGCTAAATCAACTCACTTTGATTTATTTATCCCCTGCTGGCTTAACATTCAAAAAGAAAAAGGAATTCACACAATGGTTTTGGTTGGTAAATCTGAGGATTCAGCCATAAAACTACTTGGAGACATACAAGCTGAATACCAATTTAACCAAAGACTAATAAATGATTTCGGACCACAATACAATAATGGCTCTTGGGCTGAAGGTCAATTTGTAACTAAAAATGGTACCGCTTTTTATGCGGTTGGGAGAGGTCAATCGCCAAGGGGGTTAAAAAATAGAGCTGAAAGACCTGATTATATTGTTATTGATGATTTAGATGACGACATCATGTGCCGTAATGAAGCTAGAGTAAATCAAACATTGGATTGGGTTTTAGAGGCTTTGATTGGAGCAATGGACATGGGTAGAGGTCGATTTATTATGGTAGGTAATAGAATTCATAGAAAATCGGTATTAGCCAAGTTTGCTGAGAGACCTAATATCTATCACACCATCGTTAACGCTTTAGACAAAAAGGGAACTCCGAGTTGGTCAGAAAAATACACTAAACAGGAGATTCAAGAGCATATTGAATTTATGGGCTATAGAAGAGCTCAAAAAGAGTACTTCAACAACCCAATAGAGGAAGGCACAGTATTTAAAGAAGCATGGATAACATGGGGTAAAGCTCCAAATCTTAAAAAGTTTGAAGCCTTAATTGCCTACTGTGATCCTTCGTTTAAAGAAGGCTCTAAAAACGATTATAAAGCTATTCGACTTTGGGGTAAGTATCAAAATAAACTGTATTTACTAAAGTCATTTGTTAGACAAGCTACAGTTACGAGTATGGTTAGCTTCTTTTATAATTTACACGAAAGTTTACCTGAAGGAGTAAGTTGTCGATATGAAATGGAAGCTAACTTTTTACAAGACATCTTATTGGATGAATTTACGGCAGAAGGAAATATAAGGGGATATCAATTACCGATAAGAGGTGATAAAAGGAAAAAACCGAATAAGTTTTTAAGAATAGAAAACACTTCTCCATTATATGAACGTGGAGTTATCATTTATGATGAAAAGCTAAAAGAGGATGAAGATACAAAAACAGGTACCGAACAGCTTTTAGCATTTGAAAAAGGATCTAATGTACATGATGATGCTCCAGATGCAGACGAAGGAGCAATATACTTTTTACAGAAGTCTAGTAGAATAATGAAAATCGCCCCAATTTTTGGAGCTAGAAACCATAGAAGAGCTTGGTAACAATAAAATAAAATTATGTTTTTAACAGACGACGATTATAACAATCACCAAAGGAGCAATGATTTATCTATTTTGACTAATGGAGGTGTTGCAGCAGTTAGAACTTTTGCAGAAAGTGCTTCTGAGGAAGAAATGGCATCCTATTTAAGAATGAGGTATGATGTTGAAAACATCTTTAATAAAGTTGGTGCTGAACGGAATGCATTAATTGTAATGAGATATATAGATATTTCTATTTATCACATGTACGCAAAAATACCACAACGCCAAACTCCACAAGATGTAACCGATAGATACCTAGACGCTGTTAGTTGGTTAAAGGGAATAGCCAAAGGAATGTATAAAATGAACTTACCAGTAATTTCATCTACTACAGAGGGAATAAGATATGGAAGTCAAGACAAGTTAAACAACGGTTGGTAAAACACTATTTACAGAACATTTAAACAGCATTAAAATGAATAAAATAATACAATCAGTCATAGGTTCTACTACATGGGGTAAACATGCAATGGATGCTTTAGAATTTAAGAATGAACTTTCTAAAGGTTTAACCAAACGAAAAGCTAACAAAGCAACTGCTAAAATAGTATCAAAGTTTGAAGGCTTAAAAGAGAGCGACACGAATCAATGGAGACAAGCACATCAAATGGCTTTATTAACTGAAAAGCCAAGTCGTGTTGAATTGTATAGGATTTATAAAGATGCATTGCTTAATGATCATTTAAAGTCAGTGATAAAGGTAAGGTTAGAGAAGTTGCTTAAGAGTGAATTTCAAATTGTTGATATAAAAACAGGCGAAGTTGAAAACGAGTTAGAAGAGTTATTTGAGAAAAGTTGGTTTTGGCAGTTTCTTACTTACTCATGGAATGCAAACTTATATGGCTTTTCAGTGATTCAGTTTGGTGACTTAATTGAATCTGCTTCAGGAATTGTTCCTTATGAAATTTCAGAAGTAGAAGAATTTCCAAGAGAACATGTAAAGCCTGAATCAGGAATTATTGTTAGAGAACCCAATGATGATAAAGGTTGGGATTATAGAAAAGGAGCTTTGGCTGAATGGTTGATAGAAGTTGGAGAAAAAAAAGACTTAGGGCTTTTGTTAGAAGCGTGTCCATTGGCTATTTCTAATAAATACATGGGTATATTTTGGGATGAGTTTGCCGAAATGTTTGCTGCGCCAATTCGTATTGCTAAAGTTAACTCCTCGCAAGAAACAGAAAGGACAAGAGCAGCAGATATGTTGGAAAGCATGGGTCGAAATTCTTGGGGAGTATTTGACCAGGACACAGACATTGAAATTGTGGAAACACAAAAAAAAGATGCTTACTTAGTTTACGATAAACGAATGGAGCGAAACGAAAAGGGCATGTCTAAACTCGTACTTGGAAACACAATGACAGTAGATGATGGTTCTTCTTATTCTCAAGGAAAGATACATTCTGAAACAACAGACGATATTGTAGCTTCTGATAAGCGTGAGATAATGTTTCTAATTAATGAAAAGTTGTTTCCTTTCTTAATAAACAAAGGATATCCATTAGAAGGAAAGAAATTTAAGTGGGACAATTCCGAAAAGCTAAGCATTGAAAAACAAGCAGACATTGACAAGTGGTTAATTGACTATTTTGACATCGAAATTGAATATTTCAAAACAAAATACAATTCATCTATAACTGACTATAAACAAAAATCAGCTGAGGGGGGAGCTGATGTGGGAAAGTAAATAACGCCTATCGTTTTGAAGCGTTGAATAACGTAATTGATAGGCTCTATAAAAACACTTGTAATAATTGTGAGGATGTTACTTTTGAAATGAAAGAGAACATTTCTTTAAGTGATAAATTGTTGAAATCAATATTTAATGGCAAAAAGCCAAAGGATCAATTGGATTTAGACCTTTATGAAACAATTAAGACTAACTTATCTAAACCAATTGATAAACAGTTTGGGTTAAAATTTGGATATAATGATCCTGATAATGTCATGAGGGCTATGCTAAAAACAAACGTATTTAAGTTTGCTGGAGCTAAGTCATTATCAATGATGTTAGATTTAAGAACACAATTGGTTGATGCAGATAATAAGCCTCGTTCATTTTCTGATTTCAAAGTTGAAGCTTTAAAAATAAATGACAAGTACAATATTAATTGGCTTAGAGCAGAATACCAACAAGCAATAGCACAGTCTCAAAACGCTAGTAATTGGTTAAGTTATGAAAAAGACCAGGACATCTATCCGAACCTTAGATATGAAACTGTTGGAGACGATAGAGTTCGTGATGAACATGCTGTTTTGAATGGAATTGTAAAGCCTGTCAAGGATCCTTTTTGGAACACTTACGCTCCTCAGAATGGATGGGGATGTAGATGTGATCTGATTCAAGAAAATGAAGATGTTGAGTTAACAGAAGATGATGAGTCTTATGCACGTGGAAAAAATGCAAAATTAGCTAAACCATTTAAAACGAATGTTGGGAAAACATTTTCGGCATTACCTGAAGACCATCCTTATTACAAAAACATAAGTGGTATTGTAGACAGGAAACATCAATTAGGAGCTGTTAAACATTACGGAATGGATACTATAGAAACTATCTATAATAACCCTAATAAGCTTTCTAACTATAAAAAGGAGCTTGAAACCAAAGAGGAATATGAGAATTGGTGGGATGATAAGGTTAAAAAATATGGAACTGGCAAAGACAAAGAGTTTTCTTATCAGAGTAAAGCAACTGGACACAATATTTTATTCGATAACAAACTATTTAATAAACGTAAAACAATTTCTGAAGAACGCTTTAAATACATTAATGAAGTTACACTAATATTAGATGATCCTGACGAAGTATTTACCTTGATAAAAGATAAAACAAAAGGAACGTCTGAAGCAACAACTACTTACATAAAGTATTATAAGAATGAACCAATTATTGTAGTGACAAATTCGCAACGTGAAAACAAAATAATAAAGTGCTGTCATTCTATAAAATTGAAAACTTTAAAAGTTCAGGAACAACAGAAGTATATAGAAGAGGAATTTTAGAAGAAAAAAAATAGGTTAAAAAGTAGTTAGGGATTGGTTGTTTACTCCGTACCGTTCGATTACTAATTAACCTATTCAATACAAATATAGTAAAAAAACAAAATATAATGCAAGGTACAGTTTGGGAATTCGATCTAAGGTATAAGCAATCAGACTTTAATAAGTTAAATAAAAATTTTGATACAATGGATCGAAAGGTTGCTGGAGTAGAAGGCAATACTTCGAGAATCTTTGATACGATGGGTAAGAAGGCTAATAAATTTGGCTCTAACTTTAAGAAAAACCTTGCAGGAATAAGTAATGAATTGCCAGGCGTTGGTCATGGATTAGCTTTATTATCAAATCCACTAACAATAGTAGCAGGTGTAGCTATTGGGGCAGTAGCAGCAATTAAAAAAGCGAGTAAAGAACAGGCTATATTTAATAATGAATTTTTAGAACTTCAAAACTTAAACCTTGACAAAACAGATAAGGAAATTGACGATTTAAGATCTAGAGTATTAGGAATCTCATTTGACAAAGCTTTGAATCCTCAAAAAACAAGTAAAGCGTTTTTTGATGTTCAGTCGGCAACAGGCAAGTATGGGTATGAAGTAGAACAGACTGTTGGTAAAATTGGGGTGTTTGCTCGAACTATGAAAGCTGACTTTAATACAGCGGTTGAAGGTGGAGCTAAAGCAATGGGTATTTTTGGGTTCTCATCCAATCAATTAGATGACTATTTAGCTTCTTCTTTTAAAACGGTGCAAGTTGGGGTAACGACTTTTGATCAACTATCTAAAGTTCAGGTGGAATATCTAAACTCAGCTAAATCTGCTGGACAAGGGTTTGATGAAGCCAATAAACTTTTCTCTGTATTTAGTAAGAATGCAAAATCGGTAGATATTGCAGCCAATTTAACAAAGACTGCATTTGAAGACTTAGGTAAACAAAGTACTCAAAAAGGATTGAAAAACATAGGAGTCAATCTGTTTGATGCTACTGGAAAGATGAAAGGCTTAGATGCCATTGCTTCTGAAATTGTACCGAAATTATCTAACATGAATGATGCTGACTTTTCTAAGCTTAAAGAAGAGATCGGAGGTTCTGAGGGGATTAGAGGTTTATTGGATCAGCTTAAAAATAGTGGCGAAAATGTATTAGATACTTTTAAAGCATTTGATAACACTGAGTTTGATTTTGATACAGCATTAAAAAACGCCAATGGCGATTTAACTATAATGAGTGAAATCGTTGATAATAAACTAACAGCATCTTGGATAAGATTTGGAGAAGCAATAACACCAATGTTACTAAAAATGAAAACACTTGCTTCTAGTCTATTAAACGTTGTGAGTGGAGTTGCTAATAGCATTAGTTACTTGTCAAACACTAATGAAGGATATAGAAAACAAAAGCAAGAACAAAATCAAGCAGTCTATTCTAGTTTCAATAATGAGTTATCTAAATCATTTAAGTCAAATGATGATATAAATAATTTTTTAAATAGTCCAAAAAGTGACCAAGAAAAACTTATTAACAGCCTTAAAAATAGCTTTTCTGACAAGAAAAAAACTGCGTCTAATACTCTTTCAGAAATAAATGGACAATGGTTTCCTAATAAAAAAATACAGAACCATTTTACCGCTAGAAACAAGTCTTACCAGTCACTAACAGAAATGTTGACCGCTGTAGAAAAAGGCGGTTCAATAGAAGATCTATTTAAGCAAGTTGGATTTAACATTCAAGGTAGTGGAGGTGCTCCAAATACTAATACAACAGGCTTAGGTGTTCCAACACAAACTGACGAAGGTGGAACAGGATCTTCAAACAAAGGAGGACTTGCTGGCATTTATGCTGCTGCTGATAAAGTAAGAAATGTAACTGTTAATATTCAAAACTTAGTGGAGAAGTTTACAGTACATACAGAAAACGGAGAAGGACTATCTTCTGATGAAATACTACACAAGATTGAAGAGGTTCTAATAAGAGCGGTAAATGATGCAGAATTAACACTAAGTAATAACTAATGCCATTACATCATAGTTCAAATATAGAAAAGCAAATAAGATCATTAAAGAATCTATTTAACAATCAAGCTCCTCGTATTGTTGGGATTGAAGCAAAGAACTTCTTTAAAGACAACTTTAACAAACAAGGATTTGATGATCTTGGTGTTGAACCTTGGAAAGAAAGAAAAACTAAAGATAAGAACAACAAAAGGGATAGAGCGATTTTAGTTAAATCTGCTAGACTTAAAAAATCTATTCAGTATAAGCTGATAGGTAAAGGGAGAGTTTATGTTTATTCTGCAGATGTTCCTTATGCAAAAATACATAATGAAGGTGGAACAATTCAAGGAACATTTAATGTTAGAACTCATACAAGAACCAGGAGAGGAAAACGTACTGAAGTTAAAAGTCATAAAAGAACTGTAAATACTAAAATTCCAAAACGTCAATTCATGGGTAACAGTAAGACATTGAATTTAAAAATAGAGAAAGAGCTAAAGCGTAGAATTAATAAAATAATGAATAATGTATAGAGATCCATATTTAAAAATAGCAACACAATTAGATGTTAAACTTAACTTAACTTCAGTTACTACAGTTCATGGCAAATTACAATTTATAGCTCCTTACAATAATCAGTTTAATTCTTCCGAATTAGAGCATACACTTCCAAAACCTGCTATATTAATTCAGTTCTCTGACAGCGACTGGAAAAGCAAAGGGAAAAACCAACAAGAAGCATTAACGGCTATAAAATTTCATGTTGCTCAGCATAATATTGCTGATGATAATTTTTATAGTGCTGATAATACTGAAGCCTTAAAAATTGATGCTTATATGGATTTAGTACATGTTGCTTTGCAGGGATTTTCAGCTATTGGACTAAGTGCTTTAAACAGAACTAGAAGTTATCAAGATGAATCGCATGATCATATATTTGTTCATGTTATGGAATACGAAGCTAAAATTAGCGACTGTAGTGCAGACATTACACAAAACTATGTTGATTTTAATGCAATCTTAGAGGTTAAAGAAGATGTTGTGCCTATTATTACAACTAGCTCTCCTTTTATAGCTAAAACTTAATTAAATAGGGTTAGTTCCTTTTGTGTCTTATAATAACTCCACTTCATAACTATTAACTCAGTTGTACGTGGCAATAAATAGAACTCTTCATTACTTAGAGTATTTAAAGCATCATCTATTCGCTGTCTTTTTTCTTCGGTTAGGTATTCAAAACGTTTGATTAACTTATTGTTGCGAGCCTGCATTAAACTAATGCCTTCTTTCTTTTTTACGCACAATGGTCTGCGGGGTAAATCGACATTATTATCTCTTAAAATTTGTTTGATTGTTCGTTCTTCTAAAAAAAAGTAACTCCATTGCAGTTCGGTCATAACATCGTCGAATCTCTTTCTCTTTACATCATATAAATGAGTATAAGTTTCAACAATTTTTTTATTTCTTTTCTCTAATAATTCTAAATCCCAAGTGCTGTGGCTCATTCGTAACAAAGTAGTGGTTCTTTATTAAATACTTTTTGAAAGAGTTGAGGGTTACAAAAAATCAATATTTATTTATTAAATAGCTGCATTCAAGGTTCTAACGCAACAAACCGTTGCTATTTAATTAAGATACTAAGCTACATTTTTTAATTCAAAATTCATCATTTCTGTAGGAGTTTTATATCCAATAATTTTTCTTGGTCTATTGTTTAATTTTTCTTGAATATATTCGAGTTGACTTAATGTTATTTCGTTAAAATTTGTTCCCTTAGGAAGGTATCTTCTAATTAAGCCGTTTGTATTTTCATTAGTCCCTCTTTCCCAAGATGAATATGGATGAGCAAAGTAAATTTTCATTCCAGTTTTTTTGGTTATTTTTTCGTGCCTAGCCATTTCAATTCCGTTGTCGTATGTCATAGATTTTTTGAAGACCGGATTAAGTTTATTCAGTATTTTACTAAATTCTTTAGCCACTTCATTTGCTTTTTTTGACTCTAATTTTACTATTAAGGTATATCTAGATTTACGTTCTACAATGGTTCCAATTGCGCTTTTATGGTTCTTTCCAATAACTAAATCTCCTTCCCAATGACCAATTTCTTTTCTTAGTTCAATATGCTTGGGTCTACTGTCTATACTGACTTGATTAATGATTTTACTACCTCCTCCTCGTCTCTTTTTAATGAGGTTTCTCCTTGCTTTTTTTCTAACAAGTAGTTTTATTAGTTTTCTGTTTAGACTAGCTTGAGGCCTGGTGTATATATGTCTATAAATAGATTCATGAGAAATTCTCATTATAGGGTTATTTGGATAATCTTCCTTAATTCTTCCTGCTATTTGTTCAGGCGTCCAATCCGATAAAAGGCCTCTGTAAACATAAATTTTCAATAATGAATATGAACTTATTTTATCAAGATTTCTCTTGTTTAAATAATTGTCTTTAGCATTCCAGTGAGCTAATTCTGCATCATATTTATCCGTCTTATTACTTACCCATTTATTAACTTCTCTAGAGATTGTTGAACGTGATCTGTGGAGAGTTTTTGCAATGTATGACTTCGTCTTTTTCTCTACTAAAAGAGTCTCTATTTGGACACGTTCTTTGTGAGTAAGTCTACTATTCTTTTTTCTAATCATTTGTACAAATCTATTAATTTAGATTTGTTGCGTTAAGTTCTTGAATAGAGGCGTCATTTTTGTTATTGTGTACAACGTTAAGGCTATGGTTTTGTTTGGGTTTAGAAAGCACTTCACTTTCGTTTTTCTAACGAGCCACAACTTTGTTTTTCTTTGTAAATTTATTACTTTATCAAACAAAATCAATTTTTTGGCGGACTTTCTTTTAAGCAGCTCGTTCTAAATTGTCCCTTCACCCCAAATAAACTATAGGTAGTGTTGTGTGCCGTTTTGTTCTTCATTAAATTCAGCTATTCATCTTTTAAATCAACCCGTTTGCAAAGGTATCTTTTAGACAATTTTTTGCAAAGGATATAGCTGGCAGTTTTTGTGCTCAAAAAACATTGTGGGAATCAATCAGACCGAAAACCTAAGTGATAGATTTCCGAATCAATCCAAGCGATGCTTTTTCGCAAGCAGAAACCTTGAATAATCGTTTAAAATACAAAAAAAAAATCTTGATTATTTATTGCGTTTCGTGGGAATTAATCAAACCGAGACCAAAGTGATAGTTTTGCGAATCAATGAGTTTATAGATTTACAAACACAACCAAAAGTAATTAAATTCTAAGCTTTCAAGTTGATAGATTTGGGAATCAAATACTCTAATAGTTTTTCTATGTTATTTGGAATAAACACCTTTTAAATATTTTTTCTCGATGGCATCACAACGATTCTTATATGGCAAGTATGGCAGTGAAACGCACTGCAATTTCAATTTTGCACATAGCCAAATTTACGATTTTGTTTTTAATTTTTTCGTTATAAAAGCCAAATTGTAAATTTGGCGGAGTAGGTAGGTAACGCTGAACCTTCTTAACCTACTAAGCGCCATATTTGCTATATAAACTGTTATGCACTTTTTTATTTATTTTTAATTGCAGATATTATTGGAATTGAAGATGATGCTAAAATAAGAACCGGAAAGATCCTCATTTGTTCAGTTAGAAGCATGTAAATAGCGAGTACGTTCAGAATTAGAATTAATACTCCAAAAATTTTGCCTGCTTTTGTTTTATAAAATGACTTTTCTAGAATTGGCGAGTCTGAGTTATTGTTCATTTTATTGATGTGCTCTAAGAATTTGGATTTAAATTTGAAATAATGGGCGCTCTTCTTCTCGTTGTCAAGCCCAGTTAAATGAATTGATTTCCCAGAATTGAATCTTATTGTTAGAGTGTCAAAATACAAAGTGTTAAATGTTTTATATGAACTAATGTCACTCCAATAATAATTGCTTTCTCCAATTTGTATAGACTCTTGATTAACTGCTAAATGTTCTGTGTATTGACTTACTTTAAAAGCGATATAAGCACCAAACAATAGAATGAATATAATGACGCCAGCAATTATACGTAGCGTGTTCTTATTTTCTATTTGCTCGAGAGGATAGTACTTTAAGAATACTATGAGAACAATAGCAATTGGCAGAAAAACAAAAGCCAATTTCTTTCTTGATATTAAAATGTCCTTTTTCAGTTTATTTGGTTGTGCATAACGATTCTTGTATGTTTTGTAGGGCATTGAAAAGCGCTTTGCTTTCAGGTTTGCTCTAAGCCAAATTTACAATTTTGTTTTTACATTTTATTTGTATTAAAGCCAAATTGTAAATTTGGCGGTGCTAGTAAGAAACCTAGACTCCCTACAAACCTCTGCTGGCCCTATGAAATATACAAACTGTTAGGCGTTGTTATACATTTCAACTTCCTTGTCTCCTGGGTATAGACCAGGGAATATCATAGGAGAATACTTTATTGGGTAGTTAACGTAATACATCATTGCTGGACCCTCTCTTTTTTGTGAAATCAATCCCATTTTTGTTAATTTATCTGTAGTTATTTTTACAGTTTTATCTGATGTGCTTGTAATTCTCATAGCATCTCCCTTACTAATTTTGCCTTTTAGGAATAAGTCGCTAAGTATGAACTGGGCCTCAGGTCTTAATTCTCCTTTGTTTACCATCAAATTTGTAAAACTTTCAATACGAGAAAGTATATTGTTTGTATCAATGGTTGTGAACATAAAATCTGTTTGATCAATAGCGACTTCTAGAAAGAATTTACAAAATTGGATAAGTTTTTTATTAGATAGATTTCCTCTACCATCATAATCGTTATATCTTGTTGAATCGGCTTGGGCGAGATTACTCTTGTAATCCTCGTTTCTTCTTGCGAGTCCTCTTGAAATTGACCATAAGCCAGCAGAGTCTAGACCTTCGTAAGCAAAAGAAGCATCAGAAAATAAACGAATAACTCTTCCATTACCATCTAAAAATGGGTGGATCCATGCTAGTCTGTGGTGTGCTGCTGCAATAGAAATAATTCGTCTAATTTTTGATTTATTAGTGATGCTTTTAGGATCATAAAATGACTCAAACCTATTGGTAAATAACTCAAGATTACCAGAGAATGGAGCAATATGTCTTCCTACTTGAACTTCACAATCTCGAAATTCACCAGGGACAATAATCTTTATTTCTCCTTGCTTTGTTTTAGACTCTTTAAAATTGTCAGGCAAATGGTCGTAAAATCTTTTGTGAATAGATTTTAAATAATTCATTGATGTAGGGTTGGCTTCAGGGGCACCTTTTATTATCTCTTCTGAAATACTCTTATGTAGGTTAATGTGTGCTTGTGCCTCTAGTTGCAAATCACGTTTTGTTTTATCATCGGAATAATCATTGTTTAAGGCACGTGCAATGTCAATTGGATGTGTATCATGTCCTTCTATTAAATTTGAATAATAACTATTCATTGGGCGAAGAAACTCTGCAATTGCTTTTCGTGTTTCTATATTCAGTACTCCAGAAAGTTTTCCGGACTTACTAATTAACTCAATTGCGAGGTGCTCAAGTTCACCAGTATCATCCATAGGGAATAAAGGCTCCATAGCGTCAGGAGTCATATAATATTCTATCAACTTATCCATATTGAACAAAGTTACGAAAATCTATTCATATTTCGGTGGTTATTCCGGTAGTTATTCCGGTGGTTATTCCGGTAGTTATTCCGGTAGTTATTCCGGTGGTTATTCCGGTAGTTGTTAATAACTCATAGAGATGTAGTAGTGGTTTTGTAGTCCAAATAGACTAACTTTGTATCATACAGTGTAAACAAAGTTTACACTGTATGATAGGTTTAATTCAAATTTTCCCCAGAATTACGTTTAATTAGTAGTCTTTATAAGTGCTTAGGTATGGGGCGTAATATTGTGTTGGATGTATAGATTTCCCAATAACGCCTAACGTAAATCTAAAATTAGCTTCTAGCGATAGCTAGTAGATTAATTTTAGATAGTGTTATGGTTAGTTTTTTATTTCTTTGAAATATACTAAAAAAAA